AAAAGCACGAAAGGGGAGTGCTTATACTTATTTCATAAGTCTCCCCTTTCTTTAGATTAGTGATGGTCTATTAATCCTGGTATGCTGAATAGAGGCATAGGCCTGGTTGATATATTTTGAATAAAAATATCAGCAAAAAACTGATTAGACACGTCAGAAGTAACGGCAAGGGCGCGGTTAAGATTAGTCTTGTCTTCCTGAATCCAAGTATCGGATAACTTAGGGAGAGAAGAATAATCGTCAGCCAAGTGCCATACGTCAAGGGAATTCTTAGCAGATGAACGCATCTCTCCAGCGACACGCGATGGCTTGTAACGATAATCTGCCCAAGCTTCTTGATAACCAAATACTTCGTCATCAGCCTCAGTACCTTGAGCATATATCTCCTTATTAAGTATAGGCTGCTCACCTATATTGGCCAGGGTCGGCCAATAGAAATCAAAACGGCTCTTACGGCTCCAAAAGCGCTCAAGACCTTGCTGATAAGTGTGATCATAGCGTGCACACATAACGCCAATAAGATAACCATGCTCTACGAAAGAATGAGTAAAATCACTATGAGTATCAACGGTAAGTGAATAAGCGGTCGTAGTTCCCTGAGGAGTAGTTCCTGATTCAGAATTCTGAACAACCTGGTTGATGTTAATCATCATACGATTTCCACCAAGATATTCAGGACGTTGCAAACGACTATCAGGAGAAGTGACACCGAAGTGATTAGCAATAACCTCAATATATCTCGTACCACCACGAGCGTCTTTTTCATATATCTTCTGAATTTGGAAAGCCAAGCGAAGCTGATTGATAGTAGCAGCAGTAGCCTGAGTTAAGTCTGTCCATAAATTATTAGGCACTAACTCGCCTCGATTGGATGAGAAAGTAGAATCAGTTCCAATTAAAACATCACCTTTACCTGTACCATTAAAAACACCAAGCAAACCATTAGTAATAGGCTCACCGTCAAGACGATGAAACGACATAGGCCATATAGGCGGTAAATTCTCATTAGAAGTACTAACAGCCTGCTTTAAAGATAATACAGGGGCCATAGTTCCAAGAGGCAGGAGCACATCAGGACCTTTCTGAGGGGCGGGGAGGGCAGAAGTAAAATAATCATGATACTTGGCTACCTTTAAAGGGGCACCTCCGGATATAGCTTGATATAATCCGTTATCAGTATTACTACCTCCTTGCGTAGCGTCATTAGTTGATATTGACTGAGGAATAATTAAATTCTCATCACGAAACCACTCATTCCATATAAGGCCATAGGCTCTAAAAGGCAAAGCACTAATAGATAAATTATTAACACCAACGGGCACACCCATATAGTCGGCTATAGTTCCGGCATACCAGCCGTCCTGATTAGGGGCGGTAACCTGAGGAACACTATACTCAACATCAGGATACCAAGGGGCGGAAGTATTCTCGCCCATGAAATTCTTCCAATGATCCCAAATAAGTCTATTTGGCACGAAAAAATAATAAACATCAAGATAAATATCGTCCATTACAGGAGTAGCAAGCGTTTGCATACGAACAAGTTTACTTGTGTCAACGGACATAGTATCGCCGGGAAGTACTTCATCCACGTAAAAGGGGATAAGGTCACCTGCATTAAAAGATAACTTAACTGACTGATTACGCTTAAACCTCGAACGCTGTATATTAGCTTCAGGATTTTGACTAAAATGACTATTTTGATTTCGGTTCATTTATATTACCTCCAGTTCCACCAGGCGAATTATTATTGTTATCAGAGTTGTTAATATCAGCATTACCAGGCTTCTCTTTCTTGAGAGAGGCCATAAATTTATCAACTTTTTCATGAAACTCATCAGTGCCAACACTCTGCCAGTATTCGACGGTTGAATTGTTAAAAAGCTCCCTGAATCCCTCGGGGAGGGAGTAGAAATCTGATTCAATTTTTTTGAATCCATCCAAAAATTCGGCGTAGCTACTGGGGGCATTAGTAACGTCCATGTAATCACCGATACGTTGATTGAGTGCTGATTCGTCGCCAGCAGCGTAACGCTGAAGAAGTATCGGGAGGTCTACAGATTCCCTATGACATTGAATTTCAGCATATCTATTATTCATACCTGAAACAACAGGACTACCGTCCTCGCCAACGGTATACACTTCGTAATCTTCCCTGCCGGGATTCGTCCTAAACAAATCCCGGTCAGGCCGTTCATATTGCGTCCTATACTTCATAACTATACCTCACTTGCGCCATCGATTATAAGCTGCATAGACGGAAGCAAAACTATCTCGCCAGTATCACTATCAAAATTACCAAACTTGTAAAGCTTAAAGTCAGACTTATTAGCTGAATAGAGGCTTTCAGGCCTATTAATTGCGAACTTAAAATTACGTATAGCAGTATAATCGTTATTATCCTGCATGAGCTGAAGGAAGCCAACTTTTTCATCCTTAATCGCATATATTCCATAAATCATAATACATTACCTACCTTTCTTAAAGTAAAATCCCTTATACAATTACACTACTTTCAAACATCAAAGTACAATAAATGGTACTATGCTAAAGGCGTATACCGCCACGCCATTGGCCAGGCCGAACATTAATAGCCTTAGTTTTTTTCGAAGTTTTTTCAAATATCTTACGGTCTTTCTTCGGCTTCACAGGGCTTCTATTCTTCTCCATTAATTCCACTCCTTTCTAAAACATGACCTAAGCGAGATAATAAATTATCCTCCTCAATCGACAATAATTCGTCGTAACTTAAGTCGGTTTGAGATAACTTACTTCTTTTAATATTATCAGCGACAAAAGAACGCAATTCCTTAATACGCTCCATATCGTCAGGATAATCAACATCATATAACTTATCATAGTAGCGGGGAGGGCGGATAGTACGTCCTCCTTTATTAGTTGACATAACTATATTATCATACCTATATATTTCATCACAGTGATTATCATAATAATTACGAGCAATGCCAGGGCGGCGGCTCATCAGGACAAAAGGCGGCTCAATATTAAGATATTCATAAGCGGAAGCGGGCTCACCCTTAAGCTTCTTCACAACATAACGAGCGACATAAGCACAAGTATCCCACGTGACATCAGCAACTACGCTATGACCGAGTTTCCAACTTTTCTCAACGATAGATGAATTATAATAGGGTTCACCTCTATAATTAACCTTGTATAAACGTAGGTCGTTAAGCTCAAGACCAAATACTATCAAATGGTAATGAGGACGGAAAGTATTATCGCCATACTCTCCACAAGCAAAATAACGTAATGATTGGCCAGTATTCTTCCGAAGCCGTTTCATGAAGTCTTGTAAATCTTTTTTGACAAGAGTATGAACAGGAGATTGCTTAATCTCACCAGTAAAAGCGTCTATATAATCATTAGCCGGTAAATGATTATTATCATACGTAAGAGTAAGGAAGTAAGCTGAATCATGGTCAGTCAACTCAAGCATACACCTATCAGCCCATTGCCGGGAATAATCAAGGCGACAACCGATACACTTACCGCAAGGTATATCAATAGAATCACTGATATAATCACCATAAGGATTACCATAATTATAACTAAGCCAATGACTACCGTCCCAACGTATCCACTCAACATCATGTGATGTAATCTTAAACTTACGCTTACCATTATCCGTAAAACCTACATTAAACGCCTTAAGAGGATGATAGCAAGGCATAGCTATATACCTTCACTTACTTCACGAATTACAAAGGAATACTCATCATAGCCATAATCCAATACACGGTCATATAAGTCTTCAAAAAAACCTACAGTTCCACTCGGAAAATGGCTGACAAAATGAATAGGAATTAAGCGCTCAGTATCAAGATCTAAAATAATAACAATATAATCCATAAAAGAACCTCCTAAAAGAAGCAGTCTGAAGCATAAAATCCGGCGTTTTTATTTTGCCAGGCATAACTATTCCTAAAATTGTGATTAAAGAACGAACATTCTTATTTTTTTCAGTAACTGACACAAAAAGGTGTCAGTCAGCCCCATTACATCAAGAGGGTAATGGGGCTGACCCTTACGGGTTACTTCTTATCAATATAACGATTTTTCTCCTCGAAAAAAATACGAAGAGCTGCGCGATAAACTTTAGGACCAAACTTAAAAAATAATAAAGGAATAAAAAAGAAAGATAATACTATCAAACTTCCATAATTCATAAACATACCTCACTAACCTTATTATAATTAAGTAATATCATAACTATTAAAGAAAGTAAAGAATTATTTAAAAAACTTACCAAAAATTTTATTAAGAAAATTACCAGCATCAACAACCATAGCAGAACCAAGGGCTTGAAAAGAACCGGGAAAATCACGCTTTATTTTATAATTCATATCGGCAGAATACTTAGTGCCAGATAAACTACGAGCCGACGAAATATAAGTACCAAGTAAATTACGTGACGAAGCAGCAAGGCTACCAGCGAGGGCTTTATCGGCATTATAACGAGAGGCAGCAGCAGAAGAAGCAGCGGAAGCTAACGTAGCCGAAGCACTTATCTTAGCCATCTCAACTTGTGCAGCAGTATTTAATAAAGAAGTAGCATAGCCGGCAAGGGCAGAAGCATAAGTTTTATCAACTTCGCCGGAAGCTCCGACGGCGGAAGCTCCGGATGGGGTAGAGGCACCTTGTCCTCCAGTAGATAATACGGGATTAAGCCCAGCGGCGATTAAATCCTTCACTTCACGCTGATGAGCGGTATTGGACATGTTCTCCTGCCATTGACGTGACAAAGCGGCTTGCTCTGCATTAAACTTCATTTGCTCTCGGGCAAAAGCCTGCGACTGAGCAGTATTAGCGGCACTGCTTTCCTTTATACTATTCAATAAATTCTCAGGGCTTAAGGTTGACATAATATAATTCCTTTCTACTTATAAGAATAAA